AACACCATTGGAAAGTGGGCAGAACTTACTTGGTCTAACCCACGTCCAGTATATAGATTTGGTAAAGCATTTGATTCTCTAACTAAAGAGGGTTCAAATGTAATTTATGATGTTACTAATATGACATATGATGATAACCAAGGATTTTTATATCGTGATGAAAACTCACAGGATCTAAAGTTTAAGATGCCAATTGCTGGTAGCGTTATAGGCGCTCTTGCTGGTCGTAATATTGATATGAAGAATGCTTTGCAAATAGAATCACCAGTACAGTCTCTTAACCTTGCATTTGGTGCTGTAAGCCCACTTGTTCCAGGATTTGGACCTGCAATGGTTGCTGCATACACAATGACTGGACGAGTCGGAGCATTTGGACCAGTTGATGATATCTTGCGTGATATCTTAACACCATTTGGTGAGCCTAAGACATTAGGCGATATAGTTTTTCCTTCATGGTTAAAAAAGTCAACAACGGCAGTTTTCAGCAATGATGCCACAACTCAACGTGGTGTTAAGGACTGGGCATCTTATCTAGCATCTACTGGTAAGTATGGAGATAATCCACTTGCTAACGATGCTGAGCGTAACAGACTGTTTAATGATGCAGAAGGTGTAGCCAGATGGGTTAATATCCTAGGTGGCTTATTCCAGAGCATTTCACCATCAACACCAATGAATGAAATTCTTGTTAAGATTAAGAATCCTGAAAACAAGATGAATTTCATGACAATGACAATGCTTTATGATAACTGGGATAAGATTCAAAAGAAAAATCCTGGTGATTACACTGCTGCTGTTACTCAGTTTGCAGATACATTTGGCATTGATAACCTATTGGTTGCCGTTAGTGGTAGCACAGCAGGTATACGTGGCACAGAAGATGCATGGACATTCTTGAATAATAACCCTGATGCTGTTGATAAGTATGCAGTTGGTCCAGGAGATGTAATGCCGTTGTTTTTCCCAGGTGGAGAATACTCTCTTAAGTATTACAACTGGCAAAGAAAGTCAGGCTCTCGTCGTCCTTTGTCTACCGCTGAAATATCAGCAGAGGCAGAAGGCTTAGTATATTCAATGCTCAAGAGCCAGATAGCAGAAAAGCAGATTGCTGGTCGTTATACAGACATTTGGTACAACGAGCAGATTGCAGTCTTAAACAAGGAGTTTGGTGGCGCTAAGCCAGCAGACAGTATTGTTACTGGTATCAGTGATGAAAAGATAGCAACAGTTGAACGAGCATTACAAGATGACGCTTTTAGAGCATCACCAGTATATGACCAAATAAGTACTTTCTATCCAAAGTTTAGAGAGTTTAAAGACTTGTTGAATAAAATTAAAGTAAGTAACTATGCAGAACTATCATCAAAGGGTGGCGTTGCTACTCTAATGCGCAATGAACTTGTTGCACTTGGTGAGCAATTAATGACCGATAATCCTGAGTTCTCTCGTATGTATTACGGAGTCTTCGCTGGAATCCTAAAGGAGAGCAAGTAATGGCTGAGTTAACAGCAGAACAAAAGCGTGAACAAGCCATGGCACAACGTGCTACTAGCGCCTTTGCTCAGATGGGTTCAGGCTTAGGCATTGGTGCTAATATCTACTCATCAACAGATCCATTCTTATCATTTTTAGAGACAACTAACCCTGTTGCAAAAGCATCGGCATTACAAGAACTCAACCGTAGTTTAAGTATGCAACCAGGTCCAGCAGGATTTGATGGTACTCAATTAGAGTACTTACAGACTCTTATGCGTCGTGGTAAGTTTTCTAAGGCTACAACACCTTTAAAGGGTGGAATGATTGGTCCTGGAGATGCAGCAGGTTTAGATGCTGTTATAGCACTTGCCTATGCTTCTAACAAGGATCCTTTGACTTATCTTGAGGATTATAATGCAACACTTGTAGCAAAAGGTCCTAAACAACAGGATACTACTACTAAATACACCAAGCAGATTCAGACTGCTTTACAGTTTAAAGACCTAGGTGATGCTCGTCAGTATTATAACGATGCTTACTTCAAAGCCTATGGACAGTATCCGTCGGCAGAACTTGATAAGAAGTTCCAGGATAGTTGGAATGCAAATGTTCTAACCCAAGATAAGCCTACAACTACATCAACAAAGACAGAGTTTGCCCCTGTTTACGATAAGAGCAGCAAGCCTGTTATGGACAAAGCAACAGGTCAGCAGAAGAAAGATAAGTTTGGCAATTTAGTATTCTCAAAGATTGCAGTAAATCAAAGCGGACAAAAGCAATACGAAACAGTAAGCACTGGTCGTAGCGTTTCAGAGGGTGAAGGATTTACAGCAGACGAACAAAAGCAGTTCCTTGCTACCTTCCTATCAGAGAACTACCCTACAGCAGATTTCAATGTTGATGATATTGGTGGTGCAGCCAAGAGTATCTATGATGGTATTGTTGAACTACACAAGGCTAACTATACAACTCCACCTCCATTTGCTGCTGTTTCTAGTTTGATTACTAAGATGATTGGCACTGCAGATGATAAAGTCCAGGATGAACTCTTTAATCAATATTCTGCAGACATACAGAACAATGCAGTTACTCGCTTTAACAGCCTAAGTTCAGTCGTTAAGCCAGGAGAGAATGCTGCAAAGTATATTGCTCCAGTCCTAGCAAACCTATCCAATGTCTTTGAAAAGCAAATAACAATTGATAGTGATATTGCAAAGCAAGTCTTTAACTTCAAGGGCGAAGATGGAAAGTACAGAATGCCTAATGAGTTTGAACTCAGCAAGTTTATCAAGTCTCGTCCTGAATATGGCAAGACATCTACAGCAATTAACGAGTCAATAAATATGGCTCAGTCACTTAAGAATGCGTTGGGGTAGCAAATGGTGGAAAAGAAAAAAGTAGCAACCAACCAGGATCTTATTGATGCAGCCAATAAAAAGAATAAAGAGGCTTTAGAAAAGGCTAGTTCAGCAAAGGCTACAATAGATAGACTAACCCCTGCTGTCCCAGTTGCTCAAGAAGTAATTAAAAGAGCAGCAAGCGGAACTGCTCTTGCAAATAAAATTACTAAAAAAGTAACAGGACGTGCTCTAGATCAAGATAGAGCAAGTATTATTGAAAGATCACAAACTACAATTGATAAGTTTAATGCTTATGCAACTCAAGTAAGAAATGAAACTCTTATTCCTTTTGAAACCGCACAAAAGGCTTTAAATGAAGCATTAAAATCACAGGTTGGTATCCCAGAAGCAATCTATGAGGAAGAGCCAGATGTAAGAACAACTAACATTGCAGTTCTAAAATCTTTATTAAAGGCTCAAGGATTTAGTTCTACCCTTATTGATTCATCTGCAACATACTTGCAAAAACTACTTCTTCAGGAAAACCTAGACTATGACAACGCAGTCGAGGTATTCTTAAACTCCAAAGACTATTCATTTAGCGACGGAACAACACTTACCTCTCCGTTTTATACTGAGTATGGATACCTTAATGAGGGACTTGTTAACCCTAAGTCAGCACGTGAACTATACGGTGCTGTCGAGGGCTATAAAGGCGTTATAGATACCTATGGTCTAAGCAAGAAGTATCTTAGCGTAGACTCACTAAAAGGCTATGTCAAGAACAATGTAACTGTAGCAGACCTTGCAGAGCGTGCAAATATAAATGCTATTCGTGCAATAGAGACAGATCCATTCCAGGTCGAAGCACTTCGTAAGCAAGGCTTTATTGGTACATCAGCAAATCTTATAGATTTCTACATGGATGAAAAGATCGGTAAAGAGCAGTTAGAACTTAACCGTCAGACTGGTGTATTTACAGCAGAAGCACTTCGCCGTGAAAAGGCTGGAGTAGTGGCATCAGAGACTCAGTTGGCTGGGTTCAAGCAACTCACAGCAACTCTTGCTGCTAAGGGTTATTCAGAGGCACAGATATCACAACTTGCTGCTACTGGCTTTGAAAACATTTCACAGGTTATCGATCCTCTTGCTAAGTACGCAGGTATTTACGAGAAGGCTGGTGGCACTGTTGCAAGCAACCTTGCCGTTAAGGAAGGTTTACAGTCAAGTCTACTTGAAGAAGAATTCAAGGGAACTGAATCTGAACGACGTAAGCGTCTAGCAGAACAAAACCTAAGAGCATTCCAAGGACAGTCAGGAACAACGACTACATCCTTGAGAACTCCTGGAGTCTCAGGACTCATATAAAGAATCCCCACCTGGACCTATCGGCCCCAGGGGGCGTACAAGACCGAGAGTACAAGCCAATACAGATCCCCGTCTGACATTGAGGTGTGCGAATACTACTACAAAGGGAGAATCGCTATGAGCGAAAACCGCGACAACTACTGGGCAGATGAAGACGAAGACGAAGAGACTACCAATGTCTACGAGTCAGATACGGACCTTGTTAAGAAACTGCGTAAGGCTTTAAAAGTCGAGCAGCGTAAAAACAAAGAACTAGAAACTTCATATAGTGAAATCACTAAAGCCCAAAAAGAGCGGATCTTAAAGGATGTTCTTGCATCCAAGGGTGTTAGCCCAAAGATAGCACAATTTATTCCAGCAGATATCGAGGCATCTGAAGATGCTATTAGTGCCTGGCTTGACAATAATGGAGATGTATTCGGATACACTCCAAGTGACAAGTCAAAGGTTAATCAAGAAGATATCTCTTCTATGAAGAAAATGGATGCTGTGCTAACTGGCGCTGAAACACCTATTTCATCTGATGACCTGCAAAATCGCATTGCGAATGCAGAATCTGAAGATGAGATTATTTCCATTCTCAGCGGTCAATAAACCGCACACTCAACTAAACAGAAAGGGGATATCAGTAAATGCCTGATGTCTTTTCAACCTCGACCTCTGGTTTAGGTTCCAATCTAGTAACGTTGGCATACGATAAGTTAATTGAAATTAACCTACGTTCAACGCCACAGTTCCGCGCAATTGCGGACAAGAAGGTCGGAAACCCAACCCACGACGGTTCTTCAATCCGTTTCCAGTTCCACAATGATATTTCTGACACCTCAATCGCAGGTGCCACACTTGAGGAAACTGTAGATCCAGATGCAGTAGCACTACCAGCAACTACAACACTAGATGTCACACAGACAGAACTAGGTCGCGTAGTACTTCCAACACGCAAGTTGTCACTATTGTCACTTGCTGACGTAGATCCATGGATTGCTAACGCAGTTGCGTTCAACATGGCAACTACACTAGACAACGGTATTGCCGCTGTTCTAGACGCTGGAACAAACGTCATCCGTGAGGCTGGCGGAGCACTATCAACAGTTGCTGCTCGCACATCTGTCGCAGCAACAGACACATTCAAGGGACGCGACGTACGTTTCGCTGTAACAAAGTTACGCGCTGCTAACGTTGTAACTCGTGGAGGAATGTATGTTTCATACATCCACCCAGAAGTTTCACATGATCTCCGTACAGAGACAGGTAACAACATCTGGCGTACACCACATGAGTACCAAAACGCTGGTCCACTACTTGCTGGTGAACTTGGCGCATGGGAAGGTGTTCGCTTCATTGAGACACCTCGCATGACAAATACAATGGGTGGTGCTGATCAGACAGCACTCGCAACTGCTCCTGCAGTAAGCGGTGTATCTGGCGCATTCACAATCGTAGTAGCAAACGGCGCATTCGGTGGCCTCGCTGAGGTTGGAGATAAAATCTCTGGCACCAACGTAGGTACAGGTGCAAAGATCACTGCTATCTCAGTTGGTACTACTAACACTACACTTACAGTTAGCGTTGCTAACTCAGGTACTGTTGGAACTAACACATTGACAGTTACTCCAGTAACACGCGTATACAACACTTACGTACTAGGACAGCAAGCACTTGCTGAAGCAGTATGGAAGGAACCAGGTATTGAATTTGGTAACGTTGTAGACAAGTTGAACCGTTTCCGCCCAGTCGGCTGGCACGGTATCATCAACTGGTCTATCTACCGTCCAGAAGCGCTATACCGCATCGAGACAGCATCGTCTGTTCGCGTCTAATAAGTAATTAGATGGGTGGGGCAGGGGGCAACTCCTGCTCTATCCATAAAACGGCTTAGGAGGCTAAATGGCATATAAATTCAGAACACCTACAGTGAGCGAAGGCCCTGCAGGTGAAGGTGTCTTATTTAGCCGTTACAGGCTTGTAAGGGGCGTTACAGTCTTGAAGATACAAGGCGAATACTATGAAGTTAGATTTCCCTCAAGCGAGGAAGTTCAGGAGGCAGATATTGCCTACATCGGTGGATATTCCTATGAGGTAGACGAAGCAGAAAAGGCTTCTCTTGAGGCAGCAGGCTACACAGTGGAGACGGTATGAGACACAGATTAGATCACCCAGAGGACGTTGAAGGTTGCTTTGGGTGCAAGGTATTGGGACTCCAAATGAGTCCAGGAGATGCATCATCTCAAAAGATGGTAAGTAACAAAAAGTGGGACGGTGAGTTAGAAGCCTATCGTGCAGCACGTGCCGAGGGGATTCAACCTGCTGGTACAAGTATGAAAAAGATTCAGGAAGCACGTCGTGCCTCTGATGTCATGGGCAAGGCATTTGATGCCAATACCATGGGAGATAGTAAAACAATACAAAAGAAAACAGTATCTACACTCAAAGAAGTCGGAGTAATATAATGCCAATGGTTGGAAAAAAAGAGTACTCATACTCAGCAAAAGGTATGGCAATGGCTAAGGCTGCTGCTAAGAAGACTGGTAAGAAGATGGTTATGAAGAAGACAGCCAAGAAGGCTGCTGCCAAGAAAATGGGCAAGAAGTAATGTCAGTCAAGGGCGAGAAGTATAAGTCAATGGCCTCTAAGAAAAAGCACGAAAAGACAGAAGGCGCAAAAGAGCGCATGATGGAATACGGCTCAAAGAAGACCATGAAAAAGACTGCTAAGAAAACTGCAAAGAAGGCCGCAAAACCTCGCGGATTATTTGGAAGCAGATAATCATGGCTGCAAAGAAAAAAGGTTTTGAGATATCACTTCCAGGTGGTGGATCAATGAATAGTGAGACTCGCAAAGTCACACCACCTAAGCCAAAGGTAACACCAGCACCTAAACCTGGTGGTACAGGCTCAATGACTGGTCCTCAATATGATGCACATCTGAGGAAGATCATTGCACAAATGAATAAGGTAAAAAAGAAATGAAGAAAAAAGCACATCGCGGTTTTAAAGCAGTTCAAAAAGAGATTTCCAAAAAGCAAGGCGTAAGCATGGAACGTGCTGGAGCAATTCTTGCTGCTGGTGCTCGCAAAGCATCACCTGCTGCAATAAAGGCTAATCCTCGCTTGAAGAAAGTTTCAGGTGTAGTTAAGAAAGCAAAAAAGAAGTGAAGAAGAAAGCAGCAAAGTCTAAAGTCAATGCTGCTGGTAACTACACTAAACCTGCTATGCGTGCATCTTTGTTTAGAAAAATTAAGGCTGGCTCTAAGGGCGGAGACCCTGGAGAATGGTCAGCACGCAAGGCTCAACTCCTAGCAGTTCAATACAAGAAGGCAGGCGGAGGCTACAAGTAATGGCACTTGCTAAATCCCAACAGTCACTCAAGAAGTGGACTGCACAGAAGTGGAAGACCTCAGATGGTAAGCCATCAAAGGGTAAGAAGCGATACCTGCCATCGGCAGCGTGGAGTGCATTAAGTCCTGCTGAGAAGGCTGCTACTAACAGAGCCAAGGCTAAGGGTAATGCAAAAGGCAAGCAGTTTGTAAAGCAACCTAAAGCAATAGCGAAGAAGACAAAGGGTTACAGATGAAAGACTCACGATTAAAACGGGCAGGAGTAGCAGGCTTTAATAAGCCTAAGCGCACTCCAAGCCACCCTACTAAGTCACACGTAGTTGTGGCTAAGGTAGGTAGCCAGGTTAAAACCATTCGCTTTGGACAACAAGGCGTTTCTGGCTCACCTAAAAAAGCAGGAGAATCTGCATCCTATGCAGCACGTCGTAAGTCTTTCAAAGCAAGACATGCAAGCAATATTTCCAAAGGAAAAATGAGTGCCGCATATTGGGCAGACAAGGTGAAATGGTAATGGCAATTAAAGTATCACAAGCAACTATTGATAAAATTAAAAAGATGGGTATGACTAAGGCACTCAAGGGAGCCTCTAACGCAAGCCCAGAAATGAAAGAGGGGCTAAAGCGCATGTATGGCGCTAAGCGCGTAGCAGCAGCAACAGGATCAACAAAGCCTATGCAAACAACTGCTCGCGTTGCTGAAAGAAGTACTGCTATGAGGTCTAACCCAACTGCACGAGTTGCAGAGCGTAAGACTCCTGTAGCCAAAAAAGCAGCAGCACCAATGCGTAAGAAGTCAACAACAACTGATCCGTTTGCAAGAGCAGTATTTGGTATTGGTCCTAAACTTGATGCAGTACAGCGCAAGATTGGTGCTACTAGCCCAGCAGACCGTACAGCAGCAAGCAATAGAAAACCAGTAAGTAACGCTCAAAAGGTTGCGTCAGTAGCAGCAACAAATGCAAAGCGTATGGGTATTTCAGTTGCAGAGTACAACCGACGTCTAAACGCCGCCAAGAAGAAGTAATTTAAACTAAAGGATAACAATGACAACGACCTATGCTGATTTGGTAAATGAGATATCCCTCAATTTATCAGGCTACACATTAAGGCAAGACCGTACTACTCACCTTACTCAGGCTATTAATGACAGTGAGTTGACTCTAAACTTTGGTAGTGTAACCAACATTGGCAAAGGCACAGTTGAAATTGATGACGAGTTGCTGTGGTTAGATACATATGATCGTGTGTCTAACTCAGCAGTCGTCGCTCCTTATGGACGTGGCTATTACGGGACTGCTAAGACATCCCACGCAGTTAATTCAAAAGTAACAATTGCCCCAACCTTCCCACGTGCTACTATCAAGAAGGCTATCAACGATACAATTGATGCAGTCTTCCCTCAACTGTTTGGCGTAGGGGTTCACACATTTAACTTTAATACAGTCAAGACAACTTATGCACTACCAGCAGATGTTGAAACAATTCTATACATATCATGGAAATCAACAGGACCATCAGAAGAATGGGTTCCTTTGAGAAACTGGCGTGCTGACCCACTTGCTAATACAACAGCATTTACAACTGGTCAGTCAGTATCTATCTACGATAGAGTTGATGCAGGTCGTACAGTACAGGTTTTCTACACTAAGAAGCCAACCACTCTTTCTGCTTCAGCATCAACTGATGTTTTTGAAACAGTCACTGGATTACCATCATCTACTAAAGACGTTATTATCTACGGCGCATCGTATCGCCTATCATCCTTTATTGACCCAGGTCGACTTAACTACAGTTCAGCAGAAGCAGACAACGCAGACACCAAGATCCAATATGGTGCTGGTGCATCTACTGCAAGATTCTTACTTGCTCTTTATCAGCAAAGACTAAAAGAAGAAAGCATGAAATTACGTGATGTTTATCCAACCCGAATCCACTACACGAGGTACTAAAATATGACAACTCGCAAATATTCCTCTACGTCCCAAGAGACGAGCCTTACTTCAGCACTTGCTGCTGGTACGGGCAATACTACTATGGTGGTGGGTTCCGCATCAGCGTTACTATCTGGAATCATTCCAGGGAATACTAGCCCACTAGAAACATTTACTGTTGTTATTGATCCAGATACAGCCCTTGAAGAAATTGTAGATGTAGTCTATCCTTCAAGTCCTGACAGTAACACGCTTACAATTGTTCGTCAGATTGATGGTACTACCGCTATTGCTCACTCAGCAGGTGCCAAGGTACGTCACATGGCTTCTGGCCGTGACTTCCGTGAAGCCAATACTCACATCAAGAATGTAACCTCAGCACACGGTTTAACTATTGCCAACGTACTAGAGACTACCGACACAAACTTTGTAACACCAGATATGCTACAGTCAAACTCTGTAACTACTGTTAAGATCCTTGATGCTAACGTCACTACTGCCAAGATAGCCGACAGTGCAATTACCTCTGCTAAAATTGCAGACCTAGGTATTGCTACTGGCGACATTGCAGACTCTGCTATCACTAGCGGTAAGATTGCAACAGGTGCTGTAGGCACAACTAAGATTGATGACCTATCAGTCACAGAAGGTAAGTTAGCACCAACTGCAGTAACTACAGGAAAGATTGCAGACTCAGCAGTTACTAGCGCCAAGATAGCAGACGGAACTATCGTCGCTGGCGACATTGCAGATGGAGC